ATTAATCCTAATACTACTGCTGTTGTACTTGCTTTTCCTGTGTATAAAGTTAATGGTGTTCCAGCACTTGTTGGCATTGCACCATTGGTTTTTATTTTAAATATATTTGCCATTTATGTTTCTCCTATTATCCTAAAGCAATTGCTAAAGCTGTTGCTGTGTCAACAGATGCAAAACTTGCGTTGTTATTGATTAAAGTTACCACTCTTGATAAAGCAGCTTTTCTATTAGTTCCACCAGCTCCATCATCAACAATCATTAAATCTGATGTTGTTAAGTCTGCTCCAATATCTGAGCCACCATCAACATTTAATGCTGTTAAAGAAACTTTGTTTGCAGTTGCGATTGTTCCTAATTTTGTGTCTGCAATACTATTGATTGCAAGTGTAATATTTCCTGATGATGTAATAGGTGTATTGCCAACTGTAAATTCTCCTGCACCTGAATCAGCAACTCCTATAGAAGTAACAGTTCCAACATTACTTGGTGTAATTATAGTATAAGTAATTGAAGTTGATCCTAATGTTGCATCACTATCTGTAGTACATAAAAATATTTTATTATCATTAGTGCTTCCTTGATTAACAACAATCATCTGACCTGATAGTTCAGCTATTGTGTCAAATTGTGGATCTCTACTAGCAGTACCACTAGCTACAACAATATATAAACCATTTGCAGTTGCATCTGATTGGTCTTTAACTAAAACTCTATCTCCAGTAACTAATGTTACACCATCTAAAGTATCACCATTTTGAAGATCAGCAGTTAAATCTATATTAGCTGTAGTAGCTGCTTCTGAAATAATTCTAGTTCTTAATCCTGCAACAGCTTGGTCAACATAAGATTTTGTAGATGCGTCTGAGTTAGCAGAAGGTTCACCTAATCCTGTAATTGATCCACCAGTTAATGAAACATTATTTGCATCTTGAGTTGCAATAGTTCCAAGTCCTAAAGAAGTTCTAGCAGTAGATCCACTTTCAGCTACCCAAGTTGATCCATTACCAACAATAACATTTCCATCAGTTTTTGCTAAAGCAGCAATAGCAGTTAAATCTGCATCACTATCTTGTTTAGCATCAATTTGAGTTTGTATAGCAGATGATACTCCATCAAGATAACCTACCTCAGTTGAAGTAACAGCACTAACAGATACATCTCCACTACCATCAGATACTAAAGCTCTAGCAGTTGTAAGATTTTCTAATTTAGATAAAGAAATTGCAGCAGAAGCATTTATATCTGCATCAACAATTGCACCATCTACAATCTTAGCAGAAGTAATTGCTGAGTCAGGAATCTTAGCAGTTGTAATTTGGTCATCTCCAATATGAACTGTATCAATTGAACCATCAACATATTGATCTGAGTCAACAGAGTTAGCTGCCATTTTAGCAACTGTAATTTGTGAGTCTGCAATATGAATTGTGTCTATTGAGCCATCTACATATTGGTCAGAGTTAACAGAATTAACTGCCATCTTAGCAACTGTAATTGCATCATCTGCAATTTTAATAGATGCAACTGATCCGTCTGCTAATTTAATAGTTTCAATAATACCATCTGGAATAGAATTATTTGTTTTAGATAAAGCACCAATGTAAACATTAGTAATAGCTTCACTTGATAATGAACCACTATCCCAAGTTACATTTATTGTAGTGTTTGTAGAAAAAGTTGAAGAACTAATTGTTCCATAAATTGTACCAGGTGTAGAAGCTGTTAATTTAATTCTTCTTCCAGCATGATAAATTGCTGTAACATTAACACCAGCAATTGTAAAAGAAGTTGAACTTGCATAAGCTGCTGTAAAAGCTGCATCACCATCACCATACTCAACCCATTGACTATCGTTATACCATTCTCTAGTATTCTTCATCAAGGCTCTAATAGCATTGTTCAAATTAGAAGGTAACATTCCCTCCGCTGTACTTATCCCATTTAGATCAGTATTATTTGCTTGTGTTGTTGAGTAATCTTTTATTCCTGCCATAATTTAATCTCCTAGAAACCAAGAATAAGCTTTATTATTTTCTTGATTTTTTTCATTTATTAATGCGTTAATTGCTTCTTCAATTTGCCTTTGAAAAAATTCTTGTGTTTCAAAACTATATCTAACATTATCTATATCAGTTTTATCTGTCATCTCAAGCCTGATTTTGATGCAATCAGATCAATTCCTTGTGCATCCTTCCAAGCTCCTCCACTTGGTATTTTAACATTTACTTTAACATATCTACCAGATTGTCTTACAGGATTTATGCCTGTAGAGTTCATACTTGAAGCAGTTGACTCAGTTACAGCATCTGACAATTTATTTCTAGTTTTAATAGTTACTGTTGCCTCAGCATCTACAATTGGTCTTACACCTATTATAGACGATCTTAGTCCTGGAAACAACTCTAATTCTCTAGTTTCTATTTCTCCAATGTTTTCTGTTCCTGAAAAAATAGCAGCTTTATAATCACTATCTATAGCACCTAAAGCTAATTGTCCACCACTCCAAAAGTCAGTATCTAAAGAAATATTAATATTATCTAAATTTTCAGAAATAATATCCATTAACTCAACTGTATAAGCTCCAACGAATTGAGAGAATATTGTACTAGCATTAGCATTAGCTGATGACCATTTTTCTGTAGCATAATTATAAATTAAAACTTTATCACAAATTCCTGTAGTATTTGATGTATCAGCAGATGATGGGTAAAGCCAAATTGCTAATTGATTAAAGGGATCTGTTGTTGCTACTATTCTATCTGAATATGCTTTATTTAAATCAATATCAAAAAATCTATTTACTTTTTCTGCACCAATAGCTTTTACTGTATCTCCATTAATTTCAAAGAATCCGTCATCAGCATAAAAAAATACTCTACGATTATCTTGGCAAACTGTTCTTCCAAGTACCGCACCTCTATTAGGTGAAATCATTGATAGTCTAAATACAGTTGCACCACCGACATAGTCCATACGAATTATAGAATTTTGTCTGAATACATAACTAATCTCTCCAGAAGTTATATGAGTAATCTGTCCACCAGAACCAGGTAAGGATTGACTATCTGCTTGTTTAGTTCCAAATTCCCAAGTTGCAATATCATTAATTCCAGACCATTGTATTTTATTTGCAGCTGTTAAATCATTACCAGTTACTAAAAAATCTCTAACCACTCCTGAAACTTTAAATGTTGGAACTGTACCTGATGTTTTAATAGTAGATAGATTTGCAAAAACACTTGAAGTACCCATTAAATAATATTGAGGTGCATCTATACCATTACTTGCAATTACATAATTTCCAAATTGAGTAAAAGTTATATAATCTGTAGAGCTACCAGTTAAAGGTGTTCCACCAACAAAATTTGTAGTTGTTAGTCTTACAGTATCTGTTGAAACATTGGTTAAATTTTCTCTACCAATAGTTGCTCTTGTTACTGTAACAACATTAGTTGATACTGTTGCTGTAAAATCAGCATGAGCATTAATAGCAGTTTTTAAATTTGTAGCAGTTGTATCGTTATCAGTTTGTACTTGAAATTCGTTAGTAGAAGGTACTCCAGCTGTTGAAGTAAATACAATAGTTGAAGCATCATTTTTTGTTAAAGTAATTGTTTTACCAGCTGCAATATTTGCATAATCAGAAACTGTAATTGTACATGAAGCTTTAGCTGTAGATAATAATAATCCACCTGCACCTAATTCAGAAAATGCTCCGCCAGTTAATTCATAAATAGTATCTTGTGTTGCTACGAAATTAAAAACAGTATTAGTGTTATCTCTAAAAGAACCAGCTCCTCTTGAATCTTTTGGTAAAGTATTAGTAGAATAATTAACTAGAGAGGGAAATCTTTTATAAGAATTTAAAGCATAGTAAACATTGTTAGCTACATTAGCACCAGGATTATTATGTTCTGGTTGGTCAGGTAGCCATTCTCCAAAAGGTACTTGCATTAATATTCCTAACTATTGTTGTTTGTAGAAAATCTACTTATATCATTAAATGAACCTGCCACACTTACATCTGATCTTTGTTGTAAAGGTGCATTACCATAAGAATCTTCTTTATCATTTCTGTCAAGTCTTTCCAAAGCTGTTTGATACATTTTTTCCCATTGACCTGCTTGATTAGGTTCAATACCACCTAAGAAATTAGAAGCATGATATAATGATCCATATAAATAAATAGCAGGATGATTTGTTAAAATATAATTTGAAGTATTAGAACTTGATAGAGGATCAAATTCTTTATAATGATTTATAATACCTGAATATGAAGATGATGGTACAGGAGCAAATCTTAAATTATCTCCTAATATTGTATAAGTAGAAGGCATTCCAGATGTTGATGTTCCTTTAATCTGATCCATTTGAGCTGGAGTAATATAGTTTAAAGGATATTTAACTCCACCTTGTAAAATATAAAAATCTCTTACTTGTAAAAATCCTGTTGGTAAAGTTACTAATTCAGAATCAACTGTAATTGCAGATTGAGTAATCATTTTTCTAACTCTTAATTTAGAATTAAAATCTTTTTCTGCTAAGATAATAAAATCTTCAGCTATTTCACTTGTTAAATCTGATCTGTTTAACCAATTTGCTATTGATGTTTTTAAATCTGAGTAAGTTGCTAATGCCATTATATATTACCTTCTGCTGTTTTAAAGTATTGAAACTCATTACTATTCAATTTTGTTTTTAATATTTTATTCTGTACTTCTTGTGGT